CCTGCCAAGGCTGGTCTGACTCTGTCACCATTCGTTGTCCTGTCCAAGACGACTGCATAGTTCATGCAGGTTTGAGGGGCATGTAGTAAGGTTCACCTGAACCATGCCCCTCTCCCTTCCGTGTTTCGATTCTTCTCCTGTACAGGAACAAATACTATGGCTACTCAGAAGTTCACTCACTTGTCCTCTAAGAGCCTTATCAAGGCTTTGGGGACGCTCACCATGAACGGGAGCATCGGTAATGCTCACGTCATCGACATCCTGTTCGACAAAGCCATGCTGGTCATCAACGATGCTGACCTGACTGGTGCCTTGACCGTTACTGTCGCTGGCTCAACCGCTGCTGACGGCTTGAGCGGTTACACGACCATCAAGACCTGCACCTTCTCTGCTGCTCTGGCCAACATGGACATGGCAGTGGAAGTTGACAGTGAAGAAGTCAGCTACGCTCAGGATGCTGCTGGCGTTGTCTTCCTGTCAGTCGTATTCCGATTGACTGGTACCAACACCAACACGCTGGATGCTGCTGTTCAGGTTACAACCCTGCACCAGTACAGCGACCTGACTCCAACCGGAACAGGCGTCACAGCCTAATGACACTTGTTGCCGAAGGCTTAGTGTGTCTGTGTGGCACACGACTTTACACTAAGCCCCGTCCCTGACGCCAGAGCCATAAGCGGGGTAGCAACAATAACTCACCATCTTCGGATGGAAACAGCCGCAGTACAGTTCAGGGGGTGGCTGTACTGCGGTTTGTCTTTTGGAGATCATTCATGCCGATGTACGTTGATCTTGCCAGTGAAGCTGCACTCAGTACGATTGTAGGCACCACACTGCTGAATGCCACCAAACGTAATATTGGCTTCGATCCAGAAACACCTACGGAACTATTGCCAGTCGATCTGGAAGACTTACTCCACGAGTGCATCTCGATCTGCGAGAAGGAACAGTGGAGATTCATTCTCCGTAAACCTGTTACTCTCACTCTACCGTACGAAGCCTTCTGTAATCCTGATGGTCTATTCTTTCTGCCATTCGGACGTGTTACTGAGATCACAACCTTCACGTACATTAAAGACGATCTGACCACCGGAACCGTATCATCCTCCGACTATACTCTCTACACTTCAGAACCATCCAAGCTGTGGGCTGAGGATTGGGATGAAGTCTTTGAAGAGATCAACGATGAGCAACCCTACCCAATCACTATTACATACACAACTGGCTACGCATCATACGACGCCGTACCTAAGTCAACCATCCGAGCCATCAAGATCCTCGCTTACCACTTGTTTGAGTACCGCGATGCGATCTCTGATGGTTCTGTCTCAGAACTTCCTCAAGGCTATTGTCAGCTTCGCGATCTCAACCTTCTGAATGACCACCGTGCAATCCGTTACATTACGGAAGACTGGTCGAAAGTGAGTCGTGGATGAACAAGTACAATCGTCGATCTCGTCCTAATCTACGAACCATCTGCGAGTTCTGGACACCCTCCACAGTCGTCAACACATCGGGTGAACTCACACAGGAATTCACTCTTCACTACAAAGGTCCGTTCTCTCTGGAAGCTCCTCGCAAGCCAACAGAGATTACGGACGCCGGTCGTGTGGCTTCTGAGCAGTCCTTCATGCTCATCGGCCAATGGTGTAAGCCTGCTGAAGAAATCACTGCAGGTATGTTCTGTGTCATTCCTTCTCGTCAGAAAGTATTCGCGGTTCAAGGACCAGCGACTGACCCATGGGGTGACAGGAAGAAAGTCAACATTACAATCATCGACAACGTCTCACAGCCAATCACCATCCAGCTTATCCCCACGATGTACTAATGGCTAAACCGTTCTTCTCAATCAAGTTCGACATGCCTACAGAGGTACTCAACGGCTTCCCCAAGTTTGTTGGCACGCTTCGTAGGCACATCGTACGTCAAGCATTGAGAGCAGCACTAGCCCCCTCTCGAACAGTGCTGAAGTCCAAGCTGATGGCTCTCCCCCGTCAGTCTAAGCAATCCTCTGGTGCCACCTATCGTGCTCTTGTCGCCAAGTACAAGAACGCTCGCAACAACCCTGATCGGTTCTACGGTATCATTGGAGTCAACAACAAGTACATCGAAGCAACCACGCTGGAGAAGTCTCCAGAATACTCCAAAGCGATCCAGCGACAGGTCTCATTTGGTATTCGTCAGAAACGTACTGCCGATGATGGATCAGTAATCTACAGCAAGCGTTACCCTCGTGGTGACGTTCGCAGCAGGCTTCGTAAGAAAGTGTTCGGTCCTAAGAGTGTTGGTGGTCTGAAGAAGCGTTGGCCTGCTCGCTACCTGCACCTGTGGGAAGCTGGCTTCACTCACGCAAGTAAGAAGTCCGTATTCCCCGGCCATCAGTTCTTCGCCAAGACTAAAGAAGAGACACAAGCTAAGGCTAAGGAAATCTTCCGCACCAAAGTACTGGAACACTTCCGTAAGGCATTCGGCAAATGAGTCCATACACTTTAGATGTCGGATTACAGTCATTGATCAGCGGTGCTGTCGGAACTACAATTCCGTGCAGCAAGTCTTCGTTCCTGCCCTCACACGATCTGAAGACTGCACCAGACGGTTACGTGTTCTACGACATCTCCGAGATCACACCATTTCATTCCTCAGAAGGTCTTGCAGAGGCTGATGACTCAGAGAAGTGTAGCTTTACACTTGACGTAGCCTGTGTAGCCCATTCTAATACTCAACGTAAGGCTCTTGTTACCTCCGTGCTTGCCGTCCTGCAACCCATCGTCGCTGGTCGTCGAACACAACTCACCTCCTATTCGGTAACCGGAACCAACGTGTACATCAACTACCTGAGATTTGACTCTCAGGATGAAACGTATGTGTTGAAAACAGGACAGTCGAATCCTGATCTGACGATGATCGTCCTGTCTTTTTCTGGTAAGGCTACCTGTTAGGAGGTTTTCATGGCTAATAGAGATACATCACGAATCAAGATCAAGTGGTTCGAGCAAACCACAGTACCAACTGGCAGTGGAGCGGCACCAGATGCTGTTGACGCAGCCAGTGACGTTTACGCCTGTGTAACTGACGGTCCTACATGGTCCGGCTTTACCCGTGGTGACGTTGAAACAACTTGCTCGAATACCTCACTGGACGGTTGGGGGAACTTGATCCGCACCTTCAAAGCCGGTAAGATGGTCGATCTCGGAACTGTTACTTTCACTGTTGACTGGGACCCAGATGACACCTATGGTGGTCGCGAATACGCAGCATTCTTTGACGGTCGCTCAGGTGACCTGCTCGTTGAGTTCCCTGCTGAAGGAGCCGAAACCACTGGTCCAATTCTGGTCCTGACCGGATACTGCAACAAGTTCACTCCAATGGGTACTGTGCTCTCTGATGATCAGGGATCACGCTCACTGGCAGAACTTGTCTTCCGTATCTCCAACATCGACGTAACTGCTCCAGTCTAAGACTGATGGTACAACACCTCCCTTCACCCCTTTCTTTTAGGAAACCTGTATGTTGCTCAAACCTCTCAAGCGTGCCCCACTCCCTTCTTCTTCTTCCTCAGAAATTGTTGAGCCGTCAGCAGGACTCGCAACGGCATTCATTGCCAAGCTCCGTGAGTTCCCGGGAGCAACTGAGACTGAAGTACAGCCTCATTACTTCTCCGGTCTTCGTGTCCTGATCTGCCTGTACGAAGACAACAAGCCATTCCTTCCTCAATTGGTCAACCATCTGGCTCAGGAAGACGCTGAGAAGTGGACCATCACTGTTCAGGAAGGTGTCTCAGTTCGTCAGACACTCGACGATCTGGATGCTCCGTACTTGGCTCGTGTTGTGGATTACTTCCTCGACGCAATCAGCACAGAACAGATGACTGAGATCAACACGATTCTGCGTGAAAAGGTCTGGACTCAGGCGGACTCCGCAAAAAACTAATTACTCCCGACGATCCACGCTGGTTCATCTTGTTCCTGTGTAGTCGTTGGGGGAAGACCAAGTCAGAGATCGAGTCTATTCCTTACTCAGAATTTTGTGAGCATCTGAACTTTTGGCGAGAGTACAGATGGGGAATGACTGACGACCTTCAGGCGATGTCCATAGCACATCAAATGAAGGTTGCCAACCCTAAGTCGTCAGCGGTTCCATGGATGATTAAGTCGTGGACCGTGCAAAAGGATTACACCTACCGTCTTAGCAGGTTAGTCACCAAACCCGTTGCTGCCATCAGGAGCGGGTTTTTTGCTATCCTCTCAGCAGTTAAGGGAATGAGAAAAGATGGAAAGCATTAACGACATTGCTATCAAGCTGTCCGTCGATGCCGAAGGTGTATCCCGTGGCTTCCGTACTGCTGCTGAAGAGACTCGTGCTTACCAGAAAGAACTGGAGCGATTGGTCTATGCGGTCGGCAAGAACGATCCAGTTGATTACAACGCTCACGTTACTCAGTACACACAGGCTACCGAAGCTCGACTGGCTAAGGAAAAGAAAGCTCAGGAAGAGTTCAATGCCTGGTACCGTGCTGAAGCAGATAAAGAGTTTCAGGCATGGTACGCTGTAGAACTGAAGAAAGAGAATGTACGCCAGCAGCAACTGGCTCAAGAGCGTCAGTCCGCTATCAATACTGTTAACGCTCAGAACTTTCAAGCGGTACCTGAAGCAGAAACGTTGGGACGAGCTATCACTAACGATAAGCTCGAAGAAGCTATCAAGGCTCGTTACGCTTTACTGGATCAGGAAGAACGTGCCCTTAGAGAGAATGCAGCTAACAACGCTGCGACTATCCAACGTGCCAATGCTGAAGTACAGCGGTTACACCAGCAGGATCTGGATAACCTTCGTGAGTACATCACTCAGAAGTATGCGATCCTGAATCGTGAAGAAGCCATTGAGCGTATGAACGCTTCCAATGCTGCTGAGATTGCACGTATGCGTACTTTGCAGTCGCAACAAGCTGCTGCTCGTGCTAACGCACAACGTGACTCTGACTTTGCTGCGTACAAGGCTGATCTTGCTCGTCAAGAAGCTGCTGGAATGGTCAATGCTCAGCGTACGGCACGTATCGAACGTGCTCGTCAACTCGATGCTAAACGTGCTGCTGACGATGACCGTGTACGCCAACTTAACGACTGGCGTATGCAGCAGGCAATGATGCAACGTGCAGCCGTTGATACGCAGTTGACTGTCGCTCGCATGGGTGGCGGATTTGGTGGTGCTGCCATGGCTATGGGACAGCTGTCTTACGCTGCTGAAGACTTCATCCAAGTACTGTCAATGGGTGGCGGACTGAACATGGCTCTCATGTCAGCATCCAACAACCTGTCCATGGTCGCTCGTGCATTACTTGGGACATCGGGTATGATGTCTGCAGTTGCTGGTTTTGCTATTCCAGCACTTCTTATCGGTACTGGTATTCTAATCCAATACCTACTGCGAGAAGAAGATCAGATTGACGCTGTTACCAGAGCGTACAAACGTCTGCATGACGAGCTTGAACATACCCAAGACCTGTTAAATCGGCAAATGCAGCACCGATTTAACATGCAAGATATTGACGATCTAACTACGTACGCTGCGGCATTGGCAAAGCTGCGTCAAGAGATTCGTGATCTTGCTGAGGCTGAGGCAGAAGCCGCTGCTCTTGAGGAGAAGATTGCTGCAACTCGTAAAGAGATACGAGACACAGTTGCTGGCGGAACGATCATTGCTGACGCCCAAAAAGTTGTAGACATGATGATGCAGATGCAGGGCGTGCATGATGCGGCACAGATTGCTGCCGCAAAGAATGATGTACGCCAGTTGACAGAAGCATATGCCGAATTAGCCGACGCCATGGCCACTGGCACACCAGACGAAATTGTCCGTGCTGCGGAAGAGATGAAGCGTGTCATCGACGGAACCAGCGAGGTATTCAAACTCGAATTTCTTAATGGAGATCAAGCAGCTAAACTAGCTGCTATTCTCGGCACAGAAGATGAAATAACCAAACTGGAAGCCCTGCGAGAACTGATGCAAGAACTTGCACTGATGAATGGTGACATGGCTAATGGGGCAGACGCTGTCAACAAGGCACAAGAAGCAACAAACCGATTACTTCGCCAAGAGAACCAGCTTCGTCAGGACAACATTCGCTTCCAACTTGAAGCTACTGACGCTCAGAAAGAAGCAGCGGACATTCAGAACCAACTAGCTCAATTCCTGGGTGTCGATAATCCAAACCCAATGCAAGGTCTGGACCCGAACGACATGTCAGCAGAACAAGCTAGACAGTCTGCTGAGTTCCTCGAACTGATGTGGCGTAATCTTGACCGCCAGAAGAAAGAGATACTGGAAGAGAAACAACGTGTTACTCCCGTTGGTGGTCTGGAACAGAACACGTTCCAAGCTCAAGCTGACGCATTCAAACAGGTACTGGAAGCTACTAACAGACAAGAAGATCCTCAGCTTGCACGTTTGATTCGCCTGCAAGAGGCAGCCAACGATCTGCTTGAAGGCACAACCGGAATACGTATTGAACAATAGAGGTAACCCATGGGTCTCAGACAGATTATAGGATTCCTTCACGAAGCTCAGGATCTCTCAGCTACGTGGGGAATCAACGTAATTAGGGAACAGTGCCTGATCGAGATGGATTCTCCGTTGGAGGATGTCGTCGATGTTCAGGCTGCTCTACCTGCGTACGACTTCGGTGTTACTCCCGAGCCTACATTCACGCTGGGTCTGTCGTACCATCCAGAACGTGCTGACCTGATCCTGAAACAGGCCAATAGCGTCAGAGTCCATCAGTCAGGTAGACCATTCTGGATCGTAGACCTGACCTACGAGACTGCTCAGTTCCTTAACACGTCCAACGGCTTTAGTACCGCTCCCACCAGAGTTGAAGACGTAGGTGGTACGGGTTCTACGCCCAAGCTGATCACCGTTGCCCCTTGGAATGAACCAGTCATTTGGAACTCGTCTACACGTTCCGTACAGGCTACAAGGTTCAGAAGTTCTACAGGGGTCATGCTCCGCCACTCGAACTTCCTGCCACTGACAGAAGGGATTGATATCCCGATCAATCTCCAAGTTCATCAGTTCACATGGAACGTACAGGCAACTGGATTCAACTTCAGTACTGACATCGCTCCGTACATCGGGAAGATCAACGATGCTCAAATAGACGATTTCTACGACGCACCGGCAAGGCACGTACTGTTGGAATCAATTACTTGTTCAGAACAGTACAAGACAGTAAACTATGGTGTGCCAACAGGACAGGCAAGTGCAGAGACTGAGCCTTACCATTACATCGCTCTGAGTGCAACCTTCGTAATCGACGAACGTACGGCTGAAGTGTCTCCAGAAGGACACTTCCGCGAATCCAATCGTCGTGTGTCCATGCACACTCAGGAACTGATCAACGGAGGCGTAGCTAACATGGCGTACGCTCCTATCCCGATCAACGACAAAGGTGACTTTGCTCAGTCACCATGGCCGCTGAGAGATGACGGTTCTGCCTATCCGTACGCAACTATGGACACTGCAGACCCCGACACAGACTTCTACATCATCGACCCACTGTACCCTATCGAAGCAGACTTGAGCGGTTTCGTTAACACCCATAGCTTGGCAATACCATGACAGGTCCATTAGGACTCTACAACTACGACGATGCACGGGAGATCCATCGCCGTGTGCTTGGTACCCGCCAATCACAGGCAGTGATGGATAACACTCGTGACAAGACGATCCACAACCTGCTGTACTATGTTCTCCTCACAGAAGACCTTGCGGCGGCAAGTAATCCTCTCACGGGTTACACTACAGCAGTTGGTCGTATTATTCGTTACGTTCAACCCACCAGTGCCACCAGCCTTGACATGGAAGCCTCTACTTCCGCTCAAGGTCTTATCAACGTAACCAATCGGTACGAGACCTTCTCGGCGTCCGAAGGCGACCTATTGTTGATCGTTCGCAATGGTGCTGAGTGGTCACCAGTTACCAGCGGTGGTGGAAAACTTCAGGTTATTCTCACAACAGACCTACTAGCAGCGGTTAACACTAAGCGAGACCCAAGCACAGCTACCGCCCGAATCCTTCGCAAAAAATCAAACGGCGACCTCACGCTGTCCACCGACTCAATCACGATCGTGAATCGCTTTACACAGATTAGTGTTGATGCTGGGACTTATGCGAAGGCCGAATACATTGACGGCGAATGGCAGCTATACGCGGCCGATTGTCCGGGGGGTTCAGCATCGTCGGGGAGCGTCTAATGTTGCTGGGATGCTGTCATTGTGGCGAAACGCCGAGCGAATCTCGGAGTGCATCACAAAGTGTATCTCAGAGTGCATCGCAGAGCGGATCGGCACCTGATTACACATACGGAATTTGTAATTGTGCAGCCGTGCCAAAAACATGGCAGGTTGTGTGGCCTGCAATGAACGCTAATGCTCCATGCCCGATTGCGGCGGGGACATATGATCTTGCGTATGCTGGGGTAAAAACTTTTCCGGGTGCTGCATATGAGGGGTGCACATGGGAATCGGCTGGACTTGGACCACGCATGAGAGTTACTGGCGGTGCGTGGAATTGCCAGACGTGGACGACAGCACCCCCGGCGTTTCGTGTTTTTGTTATTCCTAGCCAGTTTATAGACCACTTGGAACTGGTAGTTAGTTATTCCGTGTGGACTGACGCCGGATTCGGTGGTAGTTATCTTGACCATAACGTTCGATACGCAAACACATCGCCGACATCATCTCCGTGTCTTCACAATGGTGCACTGACTGTCGGAGGCAGCCCGGATACGTGGCCTAACAAAACCGATACGGTATTCCCTTTTACATTCATTAACCTTCCGGTTCCCTCAACGATTACGCTGAGGCCAAAAATATGAAGGATTGTCGGTTCAGGTTCTCACATCCGGACGGCCTCGCCACATGCACAAGCGACGCACTGATTTTCGGCGTGTCGATGCCTGCCGATCCAATTGATATGTGCCGCTCGTGTCCGATTCCTGATATGCTGGCACAAACTGAACGTCCAAAAGATTTTTACAAACAGACGGCAGACCTGCTCGTGCACAAGCAGCGTGCTGGCGAGTATGTTGCCAATCCTAAGTCCTGCGGCGGATGCGGCGAAACAAAGCACAGAGTACCTGAACCAGAAACCATGCAATTCGTCTGGCCGTATTGGGACGGCGGGGCACAAGCCGACGAACTTCGCTGGTCTATCAGATCAGTTGAAACCTTTTTTAAAGGTAAAGCAAAAATCACAATCATCGGTGACAAGCCGGACTGGTATCACGGGCATGTCATCATAAAAAAGAGAGTTCCCGCAACAAGGCCAAACCGAGCGTTCCGCGACATGCTTGGCAAGGTGTTCTACATCGCGACACATGCCGAGATTGACTCCGAGTGCGTCTGGATGATGGACGATATTTATTTTCTAAAGCCGTTCACCCTAGACGACATCAAGACCCCTCGTGCGGAGCCGTGGCGACCTGACGCCAGCAACAGTTGGCAGAAGCGGAAAACACTGTCGATGGAGACTCTGGCGGCTCGTGGATTAACGCAGCACGATTACGCAACGCATCTGCCGCACTGGCTGGAAAAAGACAAACTGCGGGCGATGTTCGACGACTTCAATCTGCACGAGCACACCATGTTGTGGGAGGTATTGTACGGCAATGTTTATCGAGGCACTCCGCAACGCACGCGGCCATTCTTTGCGAGGTTCCAGCATCAAGCAGACAAAGAAACGTTCCAGCGTTTAACCGCAAACGCGACCGTGATCAACAATACTGAGTCTGCGTGGTGCGATGGTCTGCACGACTTTCTTGCCGAACGGTTGCCGACTCCTTCAAGCGTTGAGGCTGAACACGAGGCGTCGAATCCGGTTTACATCATCACGAAGAAGGGGCCACGAACCGTAAAGCGTCGGCCACTGGAAACACACAGAGACTACGTCGAGAAGCAAGTTCAATGACTCCTCACATCATGATCATCCAGTCTGCCTACACTGACCGCAGGCTATCAGAGCGACGGCTGGAGATTTCTCGCCACACTGCGATACCATCGCTCGCATACCAGACCGTCAAGCCTGTTATTCACATCGCTGTCAATCCCGACGATCCGTTTCTGGCCGAACGACTTGAGGCATTCCGGGCAACAGGTTGCGAAGTAAAAGCACTTTACCGACCCAACTGGAAACTCTATCGCGAGAACTGGGAGCTTCCAGAGGGGCGAAAGATCGTCAGCCGTATGGACGATGATGACGTGATCTGTAAAGAGTATTGCGAACTGACAAGGGCACAAGCTCCAGAGTCGGGCGAATGGAATCTGATCTGGCCAAACGGTTACGTCTTCTGGCGTGAGACGTGCTATCTGTTGCACCATCCGGGCATTCAGTTTGTTACGCTGGTGACAGATCACGACAAAGATCCGCATCAGGAGCAACACTGGGGATACCATAAGCGATGGCAAACAAAGGTCGTTTCCGATGCAGTCGGCTGGATATGGGTTCGTCATGGTGACGCGGCTTCATCAACGCTGCCGAGATACCGCAAAGTTAAGCGAAGCGGCATTGATGCGAAGCGGATTCCAATCAACCTGAGAGCGATCCTAAGAGCCATTGCGGACTCTGGCACAGCGAGCGGAAACTATACGGAACACCGCAATCCGGCACTGTTGGCCCATGTGCTACAGCAAAACAAACGGCACGAACCGGCAACACCAGCGGGGCCGCGTTTTCTGGTCGTAGTCCCAACACATCGACTGGCAGTAGCCCAGGCGACAATCGACGAACTGCAAATGTCATTCACCTACCCGACAGAGTTTCACGTTTTGGACGGCACTCCATCGAAATGTCACGCACTAAACAAAGCTCTGGCTGAATTGCTTGATCCGGCAAAGCATGACATTTACGTGACGATCGACGATGACATTCTTCCGGGCGAAAACTGGCAGCATTTCATCGCGTGTGCGTTCGACCGCATTCCAAAGCTGGGAGCGTGCGGAGTCGATTACAGCGGGACTGAAGAAGGGCGGACGCTGATGGCCAACGCGATGCAAGCTCCAGTTACGCAGGTCCGAGACATCCAGTTTCGTAACGCGACGGGCTTGCAGAATCTTGCAGGCGGCTGTTTCGCAATCAGGTCCGCACTAGCCAAGGAAATTGGCCCGTATCCATTCGCGGACGATGGCAGACAATACCACGCAGACGAAGACGGCTGGAGATCGCATCAGGTCACGCGACGGGGCTGGCAAGTCGGTTACGTCACGAATCCCAATGAGCCGGTCAGGATGATTGCTCACAGAAACACAGAGCAGTATGAAGCGAAAAAGGCAATTGACATCGAGGCGTGGCAAGCAAGGCCCGTGTGGGAATAAAGTGACTGCTGTGACTTCCATACCGTGTATCACATGAATGCTTGAAGTGAAAATATGCCTCATATCGTTCTGCCCAAGGAAACACTGTGCGGTTGTATCCACGACTCGCAGGTAGTTGCGTTTCGAGACTACATTACACCCATCGTACCGGGAGTCAGATTCGTGACTCCGCTTCCGTCCTTCACCAGCCATCGCCGTGTACTTGATACTCAAGGTCACGCTGAACTTCTTCGCTCAGAAGTTATGAAGTGGAACGGTGGGCTGGAACGACCAGCAGAAGACCTGCCTTACATCCGTGGTACTTGGGAGTACGCAGTCACTACTGTACCGACTCGCGTAGATGATCTGCTTCCCAGAACGCTGGAGAGCCTCGCTGACGCTGGCTTCGACAAACCCATCATCTCAGTCGACGGACCCTGCGATAGTCGCTTGATGGACGTGCTGGAGCCTCACGAGGTGATCTGCCGTGGAAAGAACATCCGAACCTTCGCTCACTGGCACATGACACTCCTTGAACTCTACTCCAGAAACCCATGGTCCCAGTTCTACGCAATCTTTCAGGACGACTTCATCTGCGTCAAGAACCTCAAGCAGTACCTGACTGAGTGTACACTACCAGAGAAAAGTTACCTCAACCTCTTTACATTCATGGAAAACGATGCTATCGTTCCCGGGAAGACACATGGTTGGCACGAAGCTGCTCGTGCTGCAAAAGGTCACCAACTCGGTAGAGGTGCCGTAGCATTGGTGTTTGATCACGCAGCAGTTGAGACGTTACTTGCACAACCGCACATGGTTACTCGTCGTAGAGATTCTATGCGAGGGCACAAGTCATTGGACGGTGCAATCGTTGAATCCATGAATGCTGCTGGATGGACTGAGTATGTCCACTACCCTTCACTGGTACAGCACATTGGCGAAGAGTCATCCATGGGTAACAAGAAGCACCCAATCAGTAAGTGTTACATCGAAGAGTTTGACCCCCTAAGTCTCTTACCCCCCAAGTGAGAACATGTCCTACACCACCCGCACGACGTGCCGCATCTGCGGTCACGATCAACTCACGCCTTTGTATAACTTTGGCGATCAATACATCAGCAACTTTGTAGACCCCGGACACGCCTACGATGGTGAGAAATGTCCGCTTGAGTTAGTCTACTGCTATGAATGTACTCTGGTCCAGAACCCGCACACAGCACCACAAGAGTTGCTGTACTCCGGCCACTATTGGTACCGCTCTGGTGTTACAGCCACGATGCGTACAGCCTTGGCCGATGTTGTGCGAGATGCAATGTCTCAAGTAGAGTTACACACGGGGGACGTAGTACTCGACATTGGCTCCAACGACGGCACACTACTTGGCTTCTATCCTGACGAACTGATTCGCGTTGGTGTAGAACCCGCTAAGAATCTTGCCTCAGAGCCACAAGAGAAAGTAGACATCCTGATCAACGATTTCTGGTCAGCCGATGCCTACACGAATGCCGTTACAGGCAAAGCCAAAATCATTACTGCTTGCGGTATGTTCTACGATCTTGAAGATCCTAATCAGTTCATTGCAGATATCGCTGCTGTGCTTCACCCAAAAGGTGTGTTCGTAGCTCAGTTGATGTGCCTCAAGAACATGATCAACTGCAATGACATCGGCAACATGGCTCACGAGCATCTGGAGTTCTACACGCTCCACAGCCTTGCTGTGCTACTTGAGCGTCATGGCCTAATGATCTACGATATCTCCACCAATGCTGTTAACGGGCAATCTTACCGCCTGATCATCGCAAACGCTATGTTGCTCACTGGTCGCACTCCAGAAGCAGCAAAGCGTGTCGTTGATGCGTTCATTGCCGAAGAAAACATACTCAAGGACTTCGATGACTTCATTACACGCATGGAGGCCAACCGAGACGAAGTTCAGGACATCATCAACGAAGCCAACGAAGACGGCAAGATGGTCTGTGTGTACGGAGCATCAACCAAAGGTAACTTCCTTCTTCAGTGGTACGGGATAGACTACGACGATGTGCTGTACGCTGCTGAACGCTCACCCGAGAAGTGGGGTAAAGTCACAGCCGGTACTGATATCAAAATCTACTCCGAAGCAATCGTACGTCAACAGCGACCAGACTACATGTTGGTCCTGCCCTATGCTTTCATCTCAGAATTCCTTGAACGGGAAAAGGATGAAGCATGGCGTAAAGCTGGTGGCAAGTTCATCGTCCCCCTCCCTGAACTAAGGATTCTCTAATGCGTGCTCTCATAACTGGATGTTGCGGCCAGGACGGTTCTTATCTTGCTGACATCCTGCTGGAGAAAGGCTACGAAGTCTACGGCGTCTATCGGCATTCGTCTAAAGATCCGTTTGACAACGTACGCCACAACATCGGCAACCCTAACTTCCACCTGATCCAAGGTGATGTTACGGATGCTCTGTGTCTGGACGAGATCATTCGTAAGGTAGATCCTCACCAGATTTACCATGAAGCTGATCAGGACAACGTAGACTGGTCCTTCCTGCACCCAGCGTATCAGGTAGACGTTACGGTTAAAGCTGTCAGCAATCTGCTGGCATCTGTACGCCGTCATTGCCCATCTGCTCGTGTATTCATTCCATGTTCATCAACGATGTTCGGTGACGCACCAGCCCCACAGACCGAAGAGACTCCGTTCAACCCACGTAGTCCTTACGCCTGTGCCAAGGTCGCTGCCTATCACCTTGCCAGAATGTACCGACAGAACCATGGGATGTTCGTCTGCACTGGAATCCTTTACAACCACGACTCACCAAGGCGTAATGGTAACTACCTGTTGCATAAGATATGTAAGGCTGCTGCGACTGGCGTACCTGTAGCAATGTTCGATGTGGGACAGGACGTGACGATCGGTTACGCCAAGGATTACATGGAACACGTCTACGACCTGATGCAGTTGAGCACACCCAATGATTACGTCGTCTGTAATGCGTACACGACATCCGTTCGCCAGTTAATACGCAATGCTTGTTTCCTTGTCAACGTAGCACCCGATACCTGCTTTACTGCCACAGAATCTACTATGCCGTACAGAAGTGCTACGGTCTACGGTAGCTCACGTCGGTTGTTCGATGCCATCGGCCCTAAAGCCAAGCTATGTATCGTCAGCCTGCTGGAAATGCTGATTAAGAAATATAGGAGCAACTCATGAGAGTAGGATGTGTATGCTACGCGACTTCACAGGGGTTAGGTCATCTAGCCAAGTCCTTCTACGATGCTGGCGTTATCACCGACGTTATGGTCTATCGTCACCCTCATGGTACTCCTTCACACATGGAGTGGTACCCAGAAGGAACTATGGAGATCACCAGCAGAACCATTGCTGGACCTGACGTAGAACGGTTCCTAGACGACATCGACGTGATGCTGTTCTTCGAAACTCCATTCGATTGGAACTTTCCTAACCGCTGTCATGAGCGTGGAGTCAAGACCGTTATCATTCCGATGTACGAATGGTTTCTCGAACATCCACGGCACAAGTTCGATCTGTTCATCAATCCTTCGTTACTGGACCAGCAGTACTTCCCTGATGGTATCCATATTCCTATTCCTGTCGAGCCTCATATCCAGTGGACTCGCAGGACCAAGGCACGTAGGTTCCTACACAATGCTGGCAACATTGGTTCTCGAAACCACAAGGGCACGCTCGAACTGATCAGAGCATTAGGGTACGTTCAGTCGGACATCGACCTGACTATTCGTTGTCAGAAACCTGAAGGGATCTACAAGCTGCTAAAGGAAGCTGACCTGCCCAAGACTGCAGTAGTCCCAACAATTATTGCTGGTGAAGTCCCTCGGCACCAACTATTCGATCCTGTGTACGATGTCTATGTCGCACCAGAAAAGTACAATGGGCTTAGCCTTCCACTGCAGGAAGCATTTGCTTCAGGCATGATGGTGATGACAACCAACAGGTTCCCCACCAACCAGTGGTTACCGGAAGAACCTCTGATCCCTGTTGCCTCACGACGCATCACTCAGGTTATGTCAGGTCATCTGAAGATTGAGGAGTCAGTAGTCGATCCTGTCGCTATTGCTGCCTGCATTGACCAGTGGGCAGATCAGGACATTGAGAAGTTCTCATTGGAAGGTGAGAACTACCGTACTACCAACTCATGGGAAATGCTGAAGCACCGTTACATCGAAGCACTGGAGTCTGTACTATGAAACTCGCACTCTGTACTCTGGTGCTCAACGAAATGGAATGGCTTCCTAAACTCTATGAGCAGCACAAGAACTGGCCGGGAGTAGAGAAGTGGATATTCGTAGAATCTGCTGATCGTATCTACGCAGAAACCAATCCTGACATGGTCTCACCAGAAGGTCTGAGCGTCGACGGCACCACAGAGTTCCTGTCAGAACTTGCTCTGGCTGATTCTCGTGTTACTCACATCAAGCACGGATTCTGCTCAGCCAAGGATAAGGCTCAGGGCAAGTGCGAAGCTCGTGATCAGTACTTGCGAGCAATAACCGACATGGACTTCCATCCAAACTACTTCATCGTACTGGATGCTGATGAGTTCTACCCATTCGAGTGTCAGACAGATATCAACTACCTGCTGCCGAAGACACTAGGTAACGGCTTTGCTTTTCGGCATCGAGAGATATGGTATCCACAGTACCTGCAGGATCGACAGGCACCAATGTTCGATTTCGAAGTCTCTGGAGGCTTCTGGGATATTCCTTACTGTCGTGTATGGCGATGGTACCGAGGGTTGCACTACGGTAACCACAACACACCGTTCATCGGTAAGACTTCTCTGGACCTGCGTCTAAATCGTATGACACAGGACGGACTACCGTACATGGTCCACATGGGCTTTGCGTCACAGCTAAAGACCAGAGCAGCCAAGAACCGTTACTATGAAGCTCGTGGAGAAGCAGTGGATCGTAAGCGGTCATGGTACTGCGAGAGCCGTCAATGCTTCGAGACATGGGAGCCAAAGATGGACTTACCACGAGGAGCTAAAGTTAGCTTCTACACAGGACTTATCCCGGAGTGTTTTGATGCCACTGCGAGTTACAACTCAGGAATTCTGGAGGACACGAATATGGGAAGTAGTCGCCAGTGGATTGGAATTACACCAGATCATCTTCAGAACTGACATACGCAACTGGAACAATATCCAGCAACACACAGCCAAACTACTACGCGATATCTTACCTGCGTCGTGCCGACTGCTAGACGCTGGCTGTGGTTATGGGGCACTGTACGAAATACTTCACGCAGTACCACACTTCGCTGGAGTTCAGTACACAGGACTTGATCTCTCAGAAGATTTAATCGGCATCGCAAAGTTGCGTTACCCAAACGCTGTCTTCAAGCAGTGCCGACTGGAAGACGCAGACTACCCTGCAGACCATTTTGACTATACTGTGTTCCGGTCAGTGGAGGGAATGCTTCACGACAACGGTCACAGCACATCATGGACTATCGCATTCGACAACGTCAGGCGAATGTCTAAGAACATAATCCTTATCGAGTATGGAGCAGTAAACAAACCCACCATCCTTACCAAAAACAGCAACGGTGAATGGAATGCTAGATCCTGACGAACATGTAGTTCCGTACAGCACACTCCACGTCATCGAAGACTACAGAGGCTATCTTGTATGGCGTTACAGTACAGGCAACACCGTAGAGCTTCTGCACCTCGATACATTGGAACGACGTAAAGGTTACGGATCATCTCTGATCTATGACATGCTGCTCGCTGTTGACCGAGAGAAAGCCTGTGTCATATACGGATTCACAAGAGCCAACAAGATCGAAGCTCAAGTGTTCTACGCAGCACTAGGCTTCAAACTGAAGTTACTCCCAGACCTGTACTACCCACAGGATGGAGTACTGTTTACTCAAACTCACCATACCCTGATGGAGAAGTTTCATGCTCGTCGATAACATCTACGTACCCAACTCACTGACACTACTGGCAACTCACCTCCACAGTCTCTACACCGGCAACGAGAAGGTGAAGACTGAGTTTGTCACAGACGATGCCCAGTCCATTCAGGTTGGCGTGTTACATCGTCAGGCTGGCACAGTCGTCCAAGCTCATCAACATCTTCCTGTTCAGAAACAAGTGACGGGGACACAGGAAGTACTGATTGTCCGTTCAGGTCACATCGTGGTAGATATCTTTGACACAAATGGTAATTTTGTAGCAGCAAAGCCTTTACGCACCGGAGATATTTACATACAGTACTCTGGTGGTCACGCATTTCACTTCATCACTGATGTCCAGTTTGTTGAGATCAAACAAGGACCGTACACGCCTGCTGACAAAGTTTACTTCAATCCTGACTTCAATCCATGTGCTCATGAACAAATGAAATAGGAGACAGCAATGCAAGCCTTCGAGCAACTTGAACTTGAATTTGGACAGTTCATCGGAAACCCCAATACTGTCGCCGTAGCCAGTGGTACAGCAGCTTTGCACATTGCTTGTGAAGTTGCTCGCACGTACATAACCGATGACGTAACTGGCGAAGTGAAACCCAGTATTGCCATTCCAGAATACACGATGGTGGCTTGTGCTCGTGCTGCTGCGATGGCTGATCTGGATATTCACTTTGTAGACTGCAATGACAACCTGCAGATGAACATGGACTTGATTCCGGATCAAATGCACATCGTCATGCCAGTTCACATCTACGGCAACCTGTGTGACGTTGCTACGATACACCGTAAACCGTACAAGCCATTGGTCATCGAAGACATGGCTGAAGTTCATGGTGCAAAACCTCATCCAAACTCATTCGCAGCCTGCTGGTCGTTCTACAAGAACAAGACGATCCATGGCGAAGAAGGCGGCATGATTGCTTTCAAGAATGCTCACGACGCACGACTGGCTAAGCGGTTGCGTACTCTTGGCTTTGATGACAATCACGATTACTTTCACGTTCCTCGTGGAGTCAATGCTCGTATGAGCAACGCTCACGCTGAACTCATACTTCCTTCACTCAGAAACTATTCAACCAGCTACTTCAATAAGTTGTACCGTTCTACTGATTACGATTGTTGCGTACCTCTGGAATGGTTGATGCCGCTGTGTCTCTATCCGTGGATCTACCCACTTCGCATTGAAGGAATGAATCGCTTTCAGCAACGAGAACTCGTACTGAGGCTGAATGAGAAAGGTATCGCTGCTCGTCAAGGTTTTAAGTCGATGAAACTGCAAGCGGAATTCGACAACGGAACTGCCGACTGCATTACCAACGCAATGAGACTTCAGCACGAGATCATCTATCTTCCTCTCTCAGAAACAATGACCCGCGATGATGTAACTCGAATCTGTGACGAACTCATGAATGTTGCAAAAATTGTTATTCCACTGTTGACACCAACCGTCTAACGGCTAAACTTCACCCGAACAGTTCATAACCCTCATTAAGAAAGTACCCCTATGAAACTCGAAACTCTGTTTTCCAAAGCTGAAAAGACTCTGACTCCGATCAAGACCAAAGTGCTGTGCATTACACCCGCATTTGCTCATGCCTGCTTGAAGGATCTGAACAACAGCAACCGTCCGATGTCCCGCAGTGTTGCCAACCTCTACGCCAACGAAATGCTTCGTGGTCAGTGGAAGTGCAACGGCGAGCCTATCATCTTCTCAGTTGATGCTGACGGCAACGAGCACCTGATCTCAGGTCAGCATCGTCTGCAGGGTCTGGTACTCGCTCAGCAAGCTATTGAGAAGGGCGAAGTATGGCTCTCTGCTCAAACTGAGTGGGACGCAGTCATCATTTACGGTGTTCCTCACGACACTGCCGACACTGTAGATACGGGTAAGACTCGTACCCACAGCGATGTCCTGTTCCGTGATCCTTGGGTAGACTCTGTCATTCCAGAAGCATGGAACGCTACAGTCAGCAAGCGTAAGACTTGGACCAAGACTCTGGCTGGTGCTGCACGTCTGGTATGGCTGATCGAAGGTGGTGCTACAGTCTCGTCAGCACCTAAGTTCCTCATCTCAGAAATGATGTCGTTCATTCAGACTCGTCATGCTGGACTTGCCAACTTCGTTACAATGGTGCTGGACGCCAACGATGCTGACGGTGGCAACAAAGGACTGAAGATGAGCTTGGCTTATCTGGCTGCTCTGACGTACGTTGCTTGCGTCGAGGAGCATGATTGCTTTGATGACGATGGCAACACTGTCGTCGAAGTTTCCATCGCTGACGACACACAGGACGCTATGGACATCTTCCTGAACCAACTGGCTGTCGGATCAGGTTACGACAAAGGTGACCCAGCATGGGCACTTGCAGGTTACTGGAACAAGCTGACAGCAGAGAAGGGCAGCAAGGACCGCGATCGTGACTGGGTAGGTCCATTCGTTAAGGCTGCTAAGGCAGTCCTCGAAGGTCGTACTGGTCTGAAGGTCTCCGACATCTCCCTGAATAAGAAAGAGCGTGATGGTTATACTGACTTCCCTGTTATGTTTGACGGTTACCATACTCTCTGTTTCGAACGTGCTGCTGCTGCGAAAGCTGCGTCAAGCCAACCAGTGGAAACCAGTGTATCTTCGGTCAGCGAAGAACTCGATTCCACTGAACCCGATGGAGAGTCAGCTAGTGAAGAGATGGTTACAGAGCCAACAAGACGACCAAGACCAAAACGTAAAGCTAAGCCAGCAACAGTCTCAGCTTAGTTGATCTTCCCGGCAGTCCTGCAATGATGAAGTTTCTGTGTCGCAGGTTGACGGCCTTACTGTAGCCAATGCAGTAGGGGCATTTTGCTCGCAGGTAACGCTAACAGAAATGTCGTTAACGACGTATTCCTGCTCCTATTACTTTAAGGATGATGTTATGGCTAAAGCCCTTTGGAAAAACTTCGAAAGATACGTTGCTGCCATCTTCGGTACAGAACGTACTGCACTTTCAGGAGGAAACGGTAAGGTAACTAGGTCAGACTCTCATCATCCGTTGTTATTCTTGAGTTGCAAATACTCACAGGCAAATAATAAAGGACTACGTGACCTGTTAACCGAAGAAAGAGATAAGGCAAAAGTTGAAAACAAGACAGCAGTATGCGTCATCGGTGAAGCTGGCGATCGTGCTAATTCGTTAGTCGTATTCGCATTGAAGGATATACACAAAGTAGTTGAGGCATTAAATGCACACCCCCTGTCGAATGATCTGGTCCCCAGCAGTCAACGGCCTAAGCCTGTCAGCACTTGAGATGTGGCTGGTAGACCGAGTAGCCTTTGAAGTCTCTTATCTCAGAGACCTTGAAGCGGTAGAACCTTGGAACAAGAACATGAACTACGGTAGCCTGATCCAAGCAGGCATTGAGGGATACATCAAGACCCGTCAACCTCGTGGTGCTGCTAAGTTCATTCAAACTGAATTTGAGAAGCAGACTGCAAAGTACGACGATCACGATGAAATTAGTTGGTGGGCTGGTCTTGCCCAACATCAGGTTACGACATGGATCTCACTGTATGGTGCTGACTTGGATCTGTTCCACGTAGACAAGTCAGAATGCCAGCACAAGATCCAACTCACGTTACCTTCAGGTCGATCACTCCTGCTCAATGGGTTTATCGACGGTGAAGGTGACGCAGTCATCATGGAAAACAAATGCCGTGGAGAATGGAGTGAAGATGACATTGCTCGCGAAATTGATCGTAATCTTCAAGTCAACATGTATCAACTTCTCTACAAGGCTTCGTACGGTTATCTTCCAGAAAGGATCTGGTACCAGCACATCAGGCGTCCCGGTGGCTTCGGCTACAGGGGACCGAGACAGAAGTCCAAGGAAACACGAGAAGAGTTCAGGTTGCGACTTGCAGAAGCAATTGACACGGATCGTGATTACCACTTCTTCAGATATTGGATCAGACCTGACGAAGAACGATACGAAAGATTCATGCACGGGTGCCTGTACCCGATGCTCGAAGCGTTCCTAGACTGGTACACCTACATGACACACCCTAACCGAAAGGATGAGATCAACCGCTTTCATTGGGCAACACCTTACGGACTCTACAACCCCTTTATGGAAGGTACTCAGGAACGCTTCCGCAACTTCCGTCTTACTGGATCAACCCTCGGCCTTAGACCAAAAGTATCATACCGATGAACACACCCCAACGTCCGATCAAACGACAACCCGTACCACCAACCAACCGACCTGCTATTACTGCTTCTTCTCAGAACATCTTTGAAGACCTGATTGAAGCCAAGCCTCAGCATGGTCGATTCCTGATGCTCTACAGTCCTCCCGGAATGGGCAAGACAACACTGGCTGCTCAGTTCCCAGCACCAATGTTTATTACCACCAGTGGAGAACAAGGCATCTATCTGTACAAGGAACGAAACCTTGTGCCGTCCGATATTCCTATCATCCAGTTGGAGCCACTGGCACCTCACGATGAGATCCCTGCTGGTGGTCATCCCGGATATCTGCGTTGCATGACAGCGATGCAGCGATTCCGTGATGGCAAGCATGATCGTCAGACACTGGTCATCGACAGCACCTCTGGTCTGCAGGACATCTGCTACCAGCACTGTGCGTCAATGCTGTTTGACAGCGATATGGATAGCAAGGACTTCACAGCTTACTACGCTGGCTACACGAAAGCTGCTGAAGCATTCTGGTCTTCAGAACTTCTCAAGACCATGCTGGAGATCGTAGCCAAGGGTTACAACGTCGTACTGATTGCTCACTCGACGTTCAAGCCTGTCAACAATCCGAATGGTCCTGACTACGATCAGTATCGTCCAGAGCTTGATAAGAACATCTGGAAATACACGTCCAAGGATCTTCACGGTGTCTTCTTCATGGGTCAGGAGATCCTTGTCTCTATCGACCAGAAAACCAAGAAGAAGAACACAGTCGGTGAGCGTAGATTCATCGGATTGTCACCCACGACTTATTATACAGCTAAGTCATGGTGTACCCCGGAAGGGATGACCGAGATCGACTGTGGAGAATCAGCCAAGGAAACATGGAGTAAACTCAAAGAAGCGTTAGGTATGTAAAGTCAGTGTCAATTTGTTCCATCTCCATTACAAGAAAGAACCTCAAATGGCCCAAGAAGTAACCTCCCTCGCAGCACTCATGAAGTCCAATGCTCGATTGAAGAAGCATGTGGAAGTCGCTAAGAAGACTACACCTCAGCAGGACTACGCTGGTCCTCCGGGTGAAGTCATCACCAAGTTCAGTCGCAACAACATTATCACCAAAGACGGCAACACATACTTCATCCTTGACTTCAAGGTGGATGGCACTGTTGCTGGTCAGGAGCAGTACAACGGTCACCGCATTGGTATCTTGCACGGACTGAATGACAGCCAGTACCGTACTGCTGAGCAGGGACTGGACAACCTGATGTGCGATCTCCAGTTGATGGGCATCGACACGAAGGACTTGTCCCTCGACCAGATCGACGCTGCTATCAAGTCCACAGTTGGTAAGGATGTCATGATCCGAGTCGTCAAACGTAAGGACGGCAAGGGCAACAACTTCTACATCGCAGGACTGGCTGCTGAAGCAGACGATCAGGACTTCTCTTCACCAGAAGATACGGAAGGCGACTCAGCAGACGTAGACGACACCACAGATGAATGGTCAGAAGAACTCGACGAAGCTGCAGCCGAAGAAGCAGACGATACTGCAGACGCTGTTGAAGCAGAATTCAATCCGTCTGACTGGATTGGCTTTGATGTCGATTACAAACCAGCGAAGTCCCCCAAAGCCCTGACCTTCAAAGTCATCGCTGCAGACGACGATGCTGGTACTGTGACCCTCGAACGTGATGGCAAGAAGGTCAAAGCCAACTACGCTGACCTGATCCTTCCGTAACTGTTACTCCCATAGTCTTCCTCACAGCCCACTCTAACCCAGTGGGCTTCTTTTTCGGATACGAGTATGCTGGCATGTGATACAGAAACGACCGGCCTATTTCTGCAAAATGGTTCAACCTGCTTTTCAATTGGAGTTTATGATGGAGCCGTATTCAAACACTCAACTACTGACATTGATCCAAGAACTCGTTACCGAACTAAAGAGCATCCGAAGTCTCTTAGAAGCACTTTCGACCAAGCTGAACTTCTCGTCTTCCACAACGCTGGATTTGATCTCAAAGCCCTCTGCGAATCAGGAATCTACGACTGGAACGAACCAGCAGAAGAGTCGTTCTGGAAAAAGATAGTCGATACCACCACACTCGCTCACCTCTACTGTTCAACGGACGAACTTAGTTTAGACTTCCTCACTCAGAAATACTTGCAGCGAGGCTACCCTGAAGATAAGGAGTTGATTAGTGTCGTCGACAAATGCCGTAGACTCACAAGGACCAAACGCTTCAAAGCAGTCTATGGAGACTGGCTCATCGCATCGGCTGAGGGATCTCATCCATCCTTCCTTCCTTGTGGAAAGAATAACAAATGGAACCGAATGGACTTCTGGTTGCCAGCAGCCATACGAAAACACATCCCTGCAGCTTTCCGACCCACTCTTAGTGATTCAGTCCTTAGCTCAGTCATGCTGCGATACCTGAAGGCTGACTGTGTCAACACGTACGAATTGGCTGAGTTCTACTTCCACCAACTCCTCGAACGTCATGGAGATCAAGTCACTGAACTACTCAACATCAATCGTCAGGTTGAGCATATCGTATGGAAGATGGAGACTCATGGACTGTGGGTACGACCAACGGAACTGAAGGACGCACAGGAAGCCTGCCACAAGTACATTGGTATTCTCTCTCAGAAAGTCACCGAGCTTTCAGGCATCGAAGACATCACTGACACCAAGCTGCGTAAGCTGTTCTTTCAGGATTGGGGCTTTGAGCCTGTTACACTCACCAAGACTGGCAACAACTCAGTAGACGCCAAGTGTATCCTCAAGCTGCACGAACTGGCACAACCCGGAACCAAACAACACCAGTTCCTTAGCTGCTATCTGAGCCTAAAAAAGTATGAGAAGAAGTTAACCTCGTTACAGTCGTACGAACGATCAAGGAGCACCAGTGGATACGTTCATCCATCCTTTAACATCACGGGGACAAAGACCACCCGATTCAGCAGTAAGAATCCTAATGCTCAGAACATCACCAAGGCAGGTAATCCTTACGAAGACGACGCACCTGATATCGCTCGTTGGCTACGTGCCTCACCCTCCATGCGTTCCTGTTTTGGTCCACCTCCCGATAAATGTTGGATCGCAATAGATTATTCGCAGCTTCAGCTTCGTATCTTTGCATACATTACTCAGGAACCAAAACTGATTGAAGCCCTTGAAGCAGGCTACGACTTTCATGATACAGTTGCCAGAGAATTGTTCAGCGTAGAAAGGCCAGATAGTCCGACAAAGGCTCAACGTAGGATTGCGAAGAACTGTGTGTTCGGTGTATTATTCGGTGCCTCGGAAAAGAAGATCGACGCAACAGCAGGCCAACCCGGAATGTACAAGCTGTTACTGTCGTTGTTTCCTTCTGCTCATGCCTTCATCGAAGAGACAAAACAGATCGTCGATGAAGTAGGCTATATCGAGACGTACGGTGGATACCCATTAGAACTGAAGTCACACGTCAACAAGTGGACTGGACGTGAAGAGAAGGCTGCTCATGCTGCCGTTAACTACATTGTTCAGGGAGCAGAAGGAGTCATCGTCAAGCGTGCCATGGCTCTCTGTGATGCTTATCTCACTTCAGAATATCCTGAAGGGCGAATAGCTTTGCAGGTCCATGACGAGATCGTGTTTGAATTCCCTATGAAACCACCAAAGAAGCACATATTTGCTATTACAAGACTCATGGAACAGGCAGCAGAGCACTATGGAGTGATCGCTCCAGTAGAAGCTGAAATCTGCTTTGACGCATGGGATAAACCTGTGAAGGTAAGAAAGAACACAAATGCGGTTGTTTGACCACCTAGAAGTCCCATACGAAGAGACTGACAAAGATGTCATGACTGCGTGCCTCTGGTGCGGGTCAGATAAACTCTCAGTCTCCAAAGACGAAGGACACGTCTTTTCCTGCTGGAAGTGTAAGCAGACCGGCAACGGTGTGTCCTACATGCGTGAATGGTTCTCGCAGTTACCTGACCTCACCATGCCACAAGCCAAACAGTTCTGTGGTATGAAGAAAGGAGTATCACCATCTGCACTCAGACTGGAAGGAATACGCTGCGACGGTCATTACTATTGGTTCCCTGTCAGAAACATGAAAGGGGACATCATCGCACTCCACAAGTATTGTCCAAGCACGAATATTACATACTCATCTCCGAAACCATGGTCATGTTCGGTATTAGGTATGTCCGCATTGACAGGCTCTGAAGAGATATGGGTTGCTGAAGGACATTGGGACTATCTGGTCATGCGTCAGTTACTCTCACGCTTACCTGATGGTCCTGATCTACTCGGTACCTGTGGCTCCAGCTTCAGCACCAACTACCTGCACCTGCTGGAAGACAAGAACGTAGTACTGCTGTTCGATAACGATGACGCAGGACGATCTGGTGTCCAATCGGTAGCTCGCAGAATCAAGTCATCAGGTCATTCGATCAAGACCCTGCAGTATCTGGACTGGAGTCAGATCACCATCCCTCAGTTCTCTGAGATCCCAAACAAATATGACCTGCGTGATCTTCACAATGCGATGAGCTAGGAACCCCATGAACATTATTGATCTTATCAAAGCCTCCCTTGTCGAAGTCAAACTCGACGAGGTTGTTTCTATCCAACCTCAGCAGTGCGATTCATTCGACAGATTGATGGACATCTACAATCAGGACATGGTGATCACCGAGTCGCTGAAGGACTGCTTGGCCATCTGCATGTCTATCCATATCGCTGTGGCACTGGACGGAGACCCTCTCTGGTTATACTTGGTTTCCCCTCCATCAGGTGGCAAATCCACTGTATGCGATCTGATATGCTCAGATGAGATTCACTCAACACCACTGGATTCGCTGACTGGTATCATCTCAGGAGATCGTAACGGCAAGCACCTTGTACCATTGATGCAAGGTAAGTGTGTAGTGATCAAAGACGGAACACTCTTATTGGAGTCCAATCCTCTGCAGCTTGCCAACGTATTCGGAGAGTTACGCTCCATCTACGACGGGTCACTGGTCAAGCATTTCCGCAACGGTGTATCCGCCAACTTCTCCAATATCTCTTTCGGCATGGTAATTGGCATAACCGAAAAGGTGTACAGCCTGAATATGGCAGCACTCGGTGAACGCTTCCTTCACTGTCGTCTGGAAACAACCAGAGAGATGGAGAAGGTACGCAACGCTAATGCTGTCAAAGGTGTATTCGAACATACGGCTAAAACCAGCTTCGAAGGTAATGACGCTGGCGACAGTCGATCATTCCCCAAACAGCGAGCCTTCACAGCAGGCTTCCTGTCCCACCTTCATTCCACACTCAGAAACAACGATATCCTGCGTCCGGGCTACACTGACCATGACGTAGCCCTGATCCAATCCCTTGCTGACATGATCGCCTGTAGCCGTGCTCAAGCACCTCGCAGCAAGGAGTTCGGCTCCAGTGAACTACTCTACGATGCTCGACCAGAAGCCTCTACCCGTGTTGTGAAACAGCTTAGCCGACTAGCCTTATGCCTGTGCTACGTACTCGGTACTACCGAGATTACTCAACGGATTCGTGTACTGCTGACCAAGGTTGCACTGGACACTGCCTTCAGTCGGCAGCATAATATCATTCGTACTGTAGCTCTGGCTGAGAGTGGTCTTACACGGCAATCCATCGCTGTACTAACCTCTATTCCACTAGAAACTATTACGAGGCGTATCGACGATCTGATCTCATTGGGCATCCTCATCCCCAACGATACAGATCATCGCCCTGTTCGTGGTCGCACAGTACCGACCCTCAAGTGTGCTCGCTGGATTCAGGATGCCTTCAGATTGGTAGAACAACATGTCGAAGCCGGTCTATCCGACAGTGAAAGTCCCATCACTTCGTCCTCAGAATCCAATAGCGGACAAAGCCGTCCTGCACAAAAGAAGAGGCCGATCCCCAGCAAGGTTAAGAATCCTGCAAAGAGATAACTTCACCTGCAACAAGTGTGATGAGTCCTACCCCGAATCGTACCTCGAAGTTGATCACTGTCTCCCCATCAGCCAAGGCGGTCCTGACACTGATGCCAACAAACAAACGCTCTGTATTCCCTGTCACCGTGCTAAGTCCGATAACGAGAAAGAAGGAAGGAAGTTACTATGACACAAGAACAATTCTCCGGCATTGCTCGCCATATCCTCACCATTGCTGCTGGCATCGCCGTCAGTCAAGGGTACATGGATGATTCAACAGCAACCACCATCGTTGCCGGTATCGTGGCAGCACTTACAGTCTTCTGGTCCATTCGTTCAAAAGGAAAGTAGTCAACCATGCTTCAGTTAGATTTCCAGACAAAGCTATACATCCTCGGAGCAATCGTCGCTCTCACCCAGTTGCCTAAGATTCTTCCTTCACCAGAAACTATCAAGGGGCTACTCGCCAAGATAGACCTGAAGAAAATCTTCACCAGCAACAACATTGTACTCGCTGCTGTTGCTGCCATGATCCTGATGCCGCATCAACCAGCAGTGACACCAGTCAATCCTGACCCAGTACCAATCGTCATCAAAGACAAGCTGGATGCAGCCAACGATGCCTATCGTGAGCTACTGTCTGAGGAGTGGGCACAGTTCGCTGTTAAGCGAGACACGTTCAAGACACCAGCAGACGCACTCAAGTACATCAACGACCGTCAGGTAGCTGTCTACAAAGCAGCCTACCAACCAATCAATGATCTTGCTGCCAAAGCTGCTGATGGTGGTGATCCAACCAAGTTCGCATTTGACCTGAAGAACAGGAGCCTCTGACATGACATGGCACTTTACTGGTTACGATCCACGACGTGAGAACCGAGCAGCCCTCTCTGCTCAGTGTATCAAGTTCGATATCATGTCCCTCATGTGTACTGGAGACATTCCTGATACACGAGGGATCAAGGACTTGATGCGACGAGACGATCAGGCACAGATGAACTCATGTGCTGGCTTTGGTCTCACCAACACTGCTGAAGTCTGCCATTACAACCAGACTCACGTATGGCGACAGTTTAATCCTCTGTGGTCTTATCGCCGTGGTCAGGAAGTTTCCAACATCCGAGGAGACAATGGGGCAACCATCGACGGTGTAGTATCAGCAGGCAAGAAGGTAGGCTGTCTACCAGAAGACATCGACAACGACGGTAAGGCTGAGTACCCATACAAAGTCGATTACAACTTTCCTTTCCCCAGAGACTGCTACGGCATCGCTGCCAATTGGACTATTGGCTACTCAATTGAACTACGAGGCTTCGACCAGATCCTACGCTTCCTGCAGACAGGACAAGGAGCAGTTATCGTCGGAGGTGCTTGGGGTAACTGGAAACCTAACTCAGCAGGCATCGCTACACGCTTTGTCTCAGGTGGCGGTGGACACGCTCGTGCCTACGTTGACTGGATTACCATTAACGGTGTCGTCCATCTCGTAGAAGCCAACAGTCATTACAAGACCTATGGCGACAACGGTTTTGCCTACCACACCAAGCAGTTCGTAGACAGTCAGGCACAGGACAAATGGACTGTCACCATCGGCTGCTCAGACCTCAAGACTCCAGAACCTCGTATCGTGGACTGGAAGAATGAACTACAGTGGATTCCAGACAATCCACTCTTTGGTAACAACCCAGCAGGAGAACTTGCATGAGAGCCATATACCTTTTCTTACTACTGACACCATCCCTGATCGCACAGGATGCCCTCCAGCAGGCCAGAGACCGACTGAAGAGTATTCCTGTCCCAGAAACAGTTGTCGAGCCTCCTGAGCAGCCTGAGACCCCTCCAGCACCAGAGCCTGACAAACCCAGTGTTACCTTCAGCCTGTTAGCCTCAGCGGCACCAGCACCTGAACGCTACCTGGCTATTGGTCCCAACTGTCCAGCTTGCCCACGAGGTAAGGCCAACTTCCTTGCATCTGGTGGCAAGCCTGAACACGTCATCGACTACACCGTAGCCAACAGTCAGTACGGGCAGAACATCAAGTACATCCCACAGGAATTCACCATCCAACTGGCTGCACCATCACAGGTAATCGCTACAACTGAAGGCGTAGACGCTACACCAGCAACAGTCATCTCAGTGCTGGCAGCATACCTCGAACAGCAAGCTGCTGCTGAGCACAGCAAGTCCAAGCCATTCATCACACCAGACCAGCCTCTCTACGGTGGATGGTTCGAGTACGATGTCAACGTGCCTGACTCTGTACCATCTATCCTTCAGAAACTCATGAAGGACAAGCAGTACAAGAGTGAAGCATTGGGTCTGCTGCTCATCTGGCCGGGAAACCAGACAATCAAGCTGGAAACCACATCCATCAAGATAGACCCGCCAATTCAGGCATCAGTCCGTAAGTTCGGCATCACAGCATCAGCTTCCATCTCAGAAGTACGCTTCACAGCCGATTACAAATCCGTTACAGTGGTCACTTTCGAAGCCATGATTCCAGATTTAACCATCAACTTTAAGTGAGGCAACAATGGTACAGTACACCTCCTTCGTTTTAATACCATGGTCCGGGGAAATAGTACAAGCGACAGTGCTGACTTATCTGCAAATGGACTACCGTGGTGTATACAGTGTTCTAACCGATGGCAAGATGTTTATTTCTCTAGACCTGCACGAACTCTTTGGAGCCGAATGATGAGATTCATCCCCATGTCTGTATCAGAACAATGCAACCTTGAACGCGAGATGCTGGACCACTTCGAACTGCTCGATGGTCACTGGAAGAACACACCAAGAAACGTACATCTCTCTCAGGTAAGGAACACCAAGCAGCTACCTAAACGTGCCGTACAAGCACTTACCATCAGTCAGGCATTCTTTCGTATCGCAGAACTACCTGACGGACCAGTCGATGCTCGTGAGATGGAACTAGCTATCCGTTACGAGATGGGTTATGGCTGGCTAGCATGGTTCTTCTTCAGAAACTTTGCATGGCCCATCATCAAGTGGTTGTGGAACGAATACCACAAGAAGTAGCAGCGGTATTCCGTTCCTCTGTTGGAGATGACTGGTGAAAATCTGGCACGATGATTTGGGATTGCAGGACGATCAGCACGAAATGAAA